AAGGAGAAATGAATAATGTTTAAAATTTATATCAAGTGTAGCTGGTGCGGAAAAGACATGGGCAGCAAGGCAACAAATATTAAACAAGAACCCGGCATGGATATCACACACGGCATATGCAAGGAATGCTTTAAAATTGAAATAGCAAAATTAGAAAATAAAAAAGGAGAAATGAATAATGAAAAAGTTTATGCTCAAGATCGAAAATGATATGACCAAGGCCGATGAGATAGCAATCATCGACCGGCTGGAACGGGAGTACCTGCTGCACCCCAATAATTATTTACATGATTTTTTTACCGGACCTAATGCAGAATGGCTGAGACAGAAAATTCTGGACGATATCTTTCCGGCCCTGCCCTACAAAATGGAAATGGCAATCATAAGCAGTGGGCTCGAAATCATCAGTCTCCAAAATGAACTCAAAATTCGAAAAGATAGAGGACTTGACGACCTTCTTATGATTACAGATCTCGAAAATCAAAATGAAAATATGGAAGCCAAATTCCATAGAAAAGAAAGAGAATTAGACATAGAAAAATTAGCCCACAACCACACCAAAAACAAACTAACCCAGACAGAAGAACAACGCGAAGCGAATAGATTGGGTAAAATCGAATCGGACGAAAAAGTGAAACATCTTGACCAAAGACTTGAAAAAGCAACCGAACAAATCAGAATCGCCGCCAAATATATTGGGGCCATTTAACATCAACTCATCCATAAAGCCTACAAAGGAGCTGGATAATGACAAAAGACAAATTGAAAAAACTAATCAAAACCGATGATAGCTGGGCAATCGGAGTACTGGTTGCCATTTACAATAATCAGGAATCAGACGAACAAGCCGGACACTATACGGTTCATCAAAATTCAATTGGCTTTAATTCTGCTGATGCAAATTTTATGACCTCCATTGCTCGGAACTTCTTGAATCGAGGCCGATTATCCGAAAAGCAGATGGTGTACGTCAGACGGAACATGGTTAAGTATGCCGCGCAGGCAATAGATGCCGAAGCAAAAGCCATCCCCGTTGAAGTTGTCGGTGATAAAATCAAGAATGCCAAGACTACAAAAAAACCTGAAACTGAACAAAAAGCCATTCAGGAAGCAACTGTTGAGGGCCTCAATCTCGTAATGAAATTCTCCTATCCACGCGGGGATTCAAGATTTCAGCAAACATTAAACAATGTCAAATCCCTGGACGGGCGGAAATGGGACAGTGGGACCAAAAAATGGTCTGCTCCGCTGTCCTTAGAAAATATTGAGAACCTGAGATATTGGGGTTTCGATCTTTCTCCGGATGTCGATAAATGGTATAACAAATATCAGCACAAAGACATTGATATAAACGAAATCGAAGGCTTGCCGGAAGGTCTGACCCCAAGGCCCTACCAAGTAAAAGGCGTTGAATATGTCGAATCCCGCAACGGCAGAGCATTGATAGCGGATGAGATGGGACTTGGAAAAACTATTCAGGCGTTATGCTGGCTTCACCGGCATCCTGAAGCAAGACCCGCAATCGTTGTCTGCCCTGCATCTTTGAAGGCTAATTGGATCAAGGAAACAAATAAATGGTTGCCTAATGAACCTGTTTATTCCTTGACAGGCAGATGGACAAAAACAAAAAAGACCCCTACCGACGGAATAATTGTTATTAATTATGACATCATTCCGAACAAATATGAAAAAGTAAAAGACGAATATACCGGGAAAATAAAATCAGTAGAGCAGAGAAATACCGGCTGGGGTGATCAATTAGTCAAAATGAATCCACAATCCATTACTTTTGATGAGATCCAATATATCAAAAATCTGAAATCGAACCGGGGCAAAGCCTGTACGCGGCTGGCAAAAAAGATACCCAATGTTATGGGGTTGTCTGGAACTCCAATCGAAAACAGGCCGGTGGAATTTTTTAATCCGATCAAAATTATCAATCCAACAATATTTCCTTCCTATTGGAAATATGCCCAAGAATTTTGTGGTGCCAAACATAATGGATTTGGATGGGATTTCAGCGGAGCAACCAACACCAAAGAGCTTTATGAAAAACTGAGCAGAACTATTATGGTCAGGCGGTTAAAAAAAGATGTATTGCCGGAATTGCCGCCCAAGAACCGGATGGTGGTTACTGTCGATATCAACAACCGAAAACAATACGATATCGCCGCAGGGGATATCCTGGCCTACATCAAGGAAACAAGTGGGCAGGAAGCCGCAGACAAAGCCGCTGAAGCAGAACAATTGGTGGCTATCGAGAAGCTGAAACAACTATCCATTGAAGGCAAAATTGATGGATGTATTGAATGGATCGAAAGATATCTTGAAATGAATGATAAACTGGTTGTATTCTGTGTCCATACCAAAATCCTTGAAAAATTAATGGAACATTTTAAGGATATTGCCGTTTCAATATATGGCAAAACCTCATTAAAAAAACGGGAAGCAAACAAGGATGCATTCCAGGAAAATCCCAATGTCAGATTGCTGATAGGCAATGTTAAGGCCGCTGGTGTTGGCCTGACCTTGACCGCTGCCGCTGCAACAGTAACAATCGAATTAGGATGGAAACCAGCAGAACATATTCAAGCTGAAGACCGAGTGCATAGAATTGGGCAGGAAGCCGATTCAGTATTTGCATATTATCTGATTGCAAAAGGCACCATTGAGGAATCAATTGCCACATTACTTGATTCCAAAATGAAAGTTCTGGGCCAGGTATTGGACGGTGAAGAAGTTTCGAAAACATCCCTGTTAACCGAATTAATAAAAGAATTGGAGGCGTAAATGAAAATTACAAAAACCATAAATACTTGCCGGGCCTGTCATCATGTTGGCCATAGTGGATCCTTCACCTATGGTGGAGCAAGAACTATCTGTGAACATGATAATGCTTGCAAAATAAGAGAAAGTAAAAACAAATTCAAAAGGGAATACCCAGAATATCGTTCAGAATGCAAAGACAAAGACTGGAAGTTTCATTGGTATCATAGAATTATAAATCATGATGTAATACCCGATTGGTGTCCATTGAAAAACGGCTCCGATTATTAACTGAAAAAGGAGGGCGAATGATCAGGAATATATTATGTGGAATGTGCTTCTGTTTCGGACTGTGCCTGGCCGGGGCAGAGGCTGACCACTGGATATGGAATTTAGCAGGATTAGGAATCTTTTCAGGAATCTTTATTTTCAAACCAAAAGGAGAATTAAATCATGGGAAAGCAAAAAACTAAGGGACAGAGGCGGCTGATGGCAAGGAAGCAGAAGAGAAACAAAGCCCAAAAAGCAACAAATCTCCGGGAAACTTTGTTTCGTGACTTCAGCGATATGACGCCTATGCCCGTGTATATGCTATCACGACTAAAAAAATTTAAGGCAGCAGGAAAAAGAATTAAAGCAATGAACGTACAGCGAGAAAAAATCAGAATTCAGGCACTGGCTGTTGCAAAAATTTTGAAAGAAGCAAAGGAAGCCAAACACGAAATCCTGTTCCGCAAATTCAGTTAATTTTAAATTTATCGCGTGATAATCTATAATACATATATAGCCTTTAAAAATAGATTATCGTGCGATATACGCTAAATGCATTGGAGGAAACATATGAAATCAAAAGCACAACAGAAAGCAGAACACATAAAAGATGAGCGACTGAAGAAATGGCGGGCAAAATATAATCCGCTGAAAAGAACCTTTAAAACAAAGGAAGACGAGATGAGTTATTGCTTGCATAGGATGACCGGGCTTGTAATGCTCAAAACCTTCCCATGGCGAACTTGGATGGCCGATTACGATATAACAAACCCAGGAGTAAAATAAATGTTTGATGCCAAGATATTTTTAGAAAATTATGGGGTCGATCATACAGACAATGACCCCAAACATTCCCGGAGAGGATGGGTTCAGATCCACTGTATTTTCTGCTCAGGAAATCCGGGCTGGCATGGGGGTTTCTGCATTGCTGGTGGATACTACACCTGCTGGCGATGCGGGGGCCATTCCCTGTACAAAGTCATATCAACCCTGCTCAAGACCAGCCCAAAAGAAACCAATGAAATTATCAAAAAGTATTCATCAGGAGAACCAGGACCAAGATTCAAAAATAGAAAATATGCCGATGAATTGGAGTTGCCCTCATTAATGCCCCTGGGACCGTTCGCCCGAGCATATCTTGAAAACAAAAATTATGATCCTGATAAATTAGCCACCATATGGAATTTGAAAGCAACAGATCATATCGGGCCGTATGCCTTCAGGATTTTCATCCCTATATTTAATAAACATAAAATGGTCAGTTTCACTACCAGAGCCGTTCAATCCGGAACAAAACCCAAATACAAATCTTGTCCGGAAGACAACGAAATATACCACCATAAATTTTTGCTATATGGCCAAGATCAAGTGCCCGGAGATACCTGTATTGTCGTAGAAGGCCCGCCCGATGTCTGGAGATTAGGGCCGGGGGCAGTAGGATTATTCGGCATCGGCTTTTCAGAACCGCAGATGCAATTATTGTCACAATATAAAAAAGTCTTTATTTTTTTTGACCCAGAAGAACAGGCCCAGATTCAGGCTGAGAAACTTTACTACCAACTAACCGCAAGAGGTGTAGAATGTCAGATATTAGAGGACGACAAAGGAAAAGATCCGGGAGAGTTAGGACAAAAGGAAGCGAACCAATTAATGCACGACCTACTTTAAAAGAATTTTTTAACCTTGGATTATCCCCAAAAGAACAAAAAATCTATCTCTTAGCGGAGATAGACAAGGCCATAACCGAGTATGCTGGTGATAAACCGTATTCAGATGGAAATGGATTACGGCCAAAGGATGAATATGAAGGGGATCTCTGGTTTGAGTTTAAAATCCCGGACAGCATCGAATATAACATATGGTCTGGAGCGTTACTTGATTTTAGAAAAAATGCCGTCAAAATGTCAGTGACAGTAACGAACAAAAAGAATAAAAAACCAAGATCTCTTGAGCAAATAAATTACGGCGCAAGAACAAGGCTATATAAAAAATTAATCGGGAAACCATTGTCAAAAGCTACCATTGACGATATCAAAGAAGCACTTGAACAAGGTGATATTTTGACAAATAATGTTTTAAGTCAATTAGCATTAGATGAAGATTTCCAAATTTTCAACCCAAACGATTTTTTAAATTGGATTCTGAGTGGGGCTATTTCTAAAAATGTATATAACGCCTTAAAAAAAGAGGCAACAAAATGTCAACTACCATAAAACAACCAAGGAAAAGATCCCGGCGAACTAAGCCAGGAGGAAGCAAAAAAACTGATGTGGGATTTGCTATAAAATCTGTTGACCTGGCCGCAGTCCATTGTGGTGATAAACCACTATACTGTAAAAAACATAGTCTATGGTACATGTCCTGGCTGGATGAATGCCCAATATGCGCCGGCGAAAATATGACCCCTGCAACAAAGGAGAAATGAATTATGGCAAGAAGAGGTTTAAATTCTGTTTGGTTGAATAAAATACGCGATAAATTGAATGCGATTGAGTCCAATGGTTTTGACCCAATAATCCTTTCTTACAATCCCGCTGCCCAATGGTTAATAACAAATATAGCAAAAATGGGATATATTCCAAAGGTTGAAAATCTCGGAGCCGGAGTCAAACGAATAAGCATAAAAGGAACCTGCTGCAAAACTTGTGGGCAAACAACAAAGGAGAAATAAAAATGGATAGTAAAACAAGAGAAGAATTAACAGAAAATGTAATTGATTGTATTCACTCCCTGGATCATTCCTTACAACAATGCAAAGGCGGAGATATGGAAAGCACAGAAACCTTAAAATCTATGACCATGTTTAATTTCATTTGTCATGTAGCCGCCCCAAACGGGATCAGGTTTCACTATGAAAGCCGGTCCTATGAAGAACAAACCAAAGAAAAATATTCAACAGCGGGCGGAAAAATGATACAAGTAAAATCAAAAGAGGATCTGAATGATATCGAGGTCCACACCCAGCCAGATTAATAAAAATTAAATTATTTTTAAAATTATTTAAAAAATTTATATAATATAAAAGTAGATGTATTTTTCGGGCGTGTCATATGGCCATATGACCAGCGAAGGGATCGCTCATCCCTTCGCCCACGCTTGATTATCAATAATGAGCAAATGGACTTCAGGAGAATTATGAGCAATCAAAAAAGAGAGAGAATTTTAGCGGGTGGTGGTTTTTTATCAATAAATAAAATCTTTTTGAAACATCTTGGTGCGGATATGTCATGTTTTTTATCTATCCTTCTTGAATGGCATAATTATTTAATCGAAAAAAATAAAATGCCAGAAGATGGATATTTCTTTTTAGAACAAGTCCGTATTGAAAAAACAATCAGGTTATCAAGTTTCCAACAACGTCAAATTTTAAACTCTTTTAAAGAATGGGGTTTTATACTTGCAGAACGCAGAAACATCCCTCCTAAATATTGGTATTTCATTAATGAAGATCGGCTAATACAGTTTTTTAATTACTTAAACTTTAAAGGTTTAGAAATTAAAGGTTTAAACATTAAAGAACTAAATCTATATTATAATAAGACTAATTTTAATAATACTAATATAGATACTAATACTTCTAAAGAAGTATTTAAAAGGGTTTCTAACGAAACCCCAAATGATTCTTTAATTCCAAGAAGGAAAAGAACTTCCAGAGACAGATTACAATTACAACAAAAGTTTAGAAGAAAAGATATAAGAAAAACCTCCATTAATCATTCCATACCCGGTTACGTGATAAATATAATTAATCAATGGAATAAAAATCTATCAACAACAACCCATAAATTAGATTTAGAAAATCCCTCCAAAACAATCAAATCCATTCATCAATATTTAACTCAATTAAAGACCGGTAAAATGTCCGGTTTAAATTCTATCTGGTTAAAAAAGAATAAAATTCCAAATTCCTTTTTAACCCGTAAATGGACCGAAGAAGAATTATGTACTGGAATTGAGCATCTATCTAAATATTCTCAGAACGATTATTGGCCCCCAAATAAAATAAATAATCCCTGGATCAAATCCCTGCCAGGTTTATTATATAATTCGACGCAAAGAAATTCCCTGTTCTTGCAAGTCATGAATAATCCACCAAAGAAATTATCAGAACAAAAAATAATTAATCATCCAAATATGGCAGCATTATTTATCAAGGCAAATATATGGATGGATAGAACCCCTCCAAGTGAATGTGATGTTGACCGGGTTTTGGATGGCCTATTCCCTTTTGTCCGCGAAATGAAAATAAAAATTAAAAGGATGGAGGGCAAGGTTGATCCAAGAAGTCTAAATGGGTCAGGCCGGTTCACATCTATGTTTTGGCAGCGTTATATCGAATTTATTGAAACCTCCAGTATTGTTTTGAATGATGCCTGGCAACTAAACATAAAAGGCTGGGTGTTTGAAAAATATTTAAAAGACATCTGGGATCAGATACAATCCGATGGTTCCACCCTAAATCCTCTAATAGTTCTAAAAAAGCTTTTAAATAACCTTTAAACCCTTACTTACGGCCAAAGGATAGGGCCGTATTTAAACGATCTACTATAAATGTATATAAGGGTATAGATAAAAAATTATCGTTTAAATTTGAGCGAATAACAAAGGGAGAGCAAAAATGAAGATAGAAGAATATATTAATAAACGCGAAAAAATAAAACAAAAGGCATTTAAAGATATAACTAAATTAATGTATCAATATGCAGAAAAAAATAATTCTGTAAAAATTGGAGATATAATCACAGATCATATTGGATCTATAAAGGTCGAAAAAATATTTTTATATAGAAGTGAATTAGAACCATCTTTTATTTATTCGGGGAAAAGATATACTAAATTCAACAAGCCGTTTAAATCAGGAGAAAAGACCCGCATATATCAAATAAATTTGAGAGATAATTCATAATGGCAATTAATCGACGAAACCCTCCGGATGCTAAAATTGAGCGGAATATATTAACGGGCATGATCATCAGTAATGATTTTCTATCGGGTATTAGGTCAATGTGGACCCCGACCTGCCTGCTGGCAAAGGACTCGCAAATAATAGGGCAATGGTGCATAGAATATTTTGACCAATACGAAGGTGCCCCCGGCCAGCATATTGAGGATATTTTCAGAAGCAAAAAAGACACAGATATATCCCCAGAAGTAGCAGACAATATTGAATCATTCCTATCACAATTATCGGAAGAATATTCCAGAGGCCCAAAATTCAATGCCGCATATGCTTTGGATAGTGCGGAAAAACATTTCAGATTGTCTCATCTGCAAAGTATCAAATATGATCTATCCAGGGCTGTAACAGCTGGCAGGATAGAAGAAGCAGAGGCATTGCTAAAAGGATTTGAAAGAGTTGAGAGGGTGAGAGCAAAAGGTGTTGATCCTTTACGAGATAAAGAAGCTTTGAAAAATGCATTCAATCCTCAATCCTCAGATATTCTTTTTCAATTACCCGGCGAACTTGGGGCAACAATCGGGCCATTTGAACGTAATCATTTATTCGGAGTCATAGGACAACAGGGAATTGGCAAAACATGGTGGCTATGGTGGATAGCTGAACGAGCTGCTATGGCTGGGCTAAATGTCGTCTTTGTGTCTTTGGAAATGACAGAGCGACAAATGATCAAACGAATTCAATCAGGGATAACCGGTCTACCCAAGAAAAAGTATGCCGGGAATATAAGGGTGCCGGTGTTTGATTGCACTTTGAATCAAATCGGTGAATGTTCAAAAAGAGAATCAAAAATACCGTTATGGAATCCGAATAAAGAGGATGGTGAGAAACCCACTTTTGAAACAGCTCCCAGGAATTATGTTCCATGCACCAAATGCAAAGGCACCTACAAATTTGATATGAATTCCTGGTGGAGAACAATTACCAGGGAAGAAATAAGTGCCGCCAAAGTTCTGAAAAAAGCAAATAAAATGCAACAGTTTTTAAAACGATCTGGTAAAATTAAATTGGTTTCATATCCGCCCCAGACCTTAACAATATCCGAAATGAAAGCCTATCTATATAATTTAGAGCATTACGAAAATTTTATTGTGGATGTATTGGTGACAGATTATGCCGATGAATTCTTACCGGAGGATCAATATGGTCAGTATCGACATAGCATCTCCGGCATATGGGCCGGACATAAGGCTATTGCAGGGGATAGGAAAATTGCAGTAGTGACTGGCTCACAATCAAACACTGCCCGGACTGGTAAGGATATTCAAAAAGGGGACTGGGCTGAAGATATTTCTAAACTTGGGAAGATTGATGGGGCAATGGCGATTAACCAACCCGAATGTGATAAAAAACGAAACCTGGCAAGAATCAAAATGCTGAAACTAAGGCATGATGAAGAAATTGAATCAACAGTTACGGTTTTACAACAGCTTCAAATTGGCAAGATATACCTTGATAGCTGCGTAGGAGAAATAAAATAACCAATAAAAAGGAGAAAGAAAATGGTATCAATAACAAAGATTTATGAATTTGAAGCCGCCCATCATTTGCCCCATCATAAAGGAGCTTGCCATCAACTGCATGGGCATTCGTATCGTTTAGAAATAACGATATCAGGGTCAATTCAGGTTGACGGTCCAAGCAGAGGAATGATTATGGATTTTTCTGTATTGAAAGGAATGATTGAAAACCTACCAATAGCTACACTTGGCAAATTAGATCATAGCAATCTCAACGATTATTACGACAATCCAACCGCCGAAATCATGGTGCATAAAATAGCAAGAGATATAGAATTAATGCTGTGGGAGGAATCAATTACACTTGAGCGGGTGCGGCTGTGGGAAACAAAAACCTCATACGCAACATGGGAGAATTACAAATGATAAATATAAACGAAATATTCCAAAGCATCAATGGCGAAATTACTGCTTGGCATCAAGGATCATTGACGACATTCATCAGATTTGCCGGGTGTAATCTCTCATGTACCTACTGCGACGCCGCATCTGCCAGCGAGATCAATTCCAAATTATTACCATATCAGATTGTGGATATTGTTGAAAAGACAGGATGCAAACAGGTAACAATAACCGGAGGCGAACCCACCTTACAATATGATGAATTGCAGGAATTGCTCTATGGTTTAGTTTTGGCATTGCAATGCAAAATAACCGTTGAGACAAATGGAACCCATCCAATCCCGGAATGGATGGAAGATCATATTTCCTGGATAGTTGATTACAAATTTGACTATTCCCACAAAATGATTTATGGCAATTTTGAAAGATGCATCGATAATAATTGGTTGAAATTTGTAATAGATAAGGAACAGGATTTGCCTATGCTTGAATATTTATTTTCTACTCACCCAATTTTGCATAAAGCAAACGTCGCCATCGGCACCACCGGCAATGTTCCTCATGCTCAGATTGTTGATTTTCTGATAGACCGGAAACTTTTTAATTGTGTCCTAAACTATCAAATTCATAAGAAAATCTGGCCAATCAGAAAGGAGGGTAAAAAAATATTGTAAGAAAATTTAAATTTTTTTGATTTAAAACTATAATATAGATGAAAGGTATTTTTAATTAATTTTTATTTCAACGTAAAAATCGACGTAGCGAAGGGAGGATGTCATGCACCATTAGATTTAGGTAACACCCTGCTCAAGTAGCAAATAGATTGCTTGTGCGGCCGACGGAACAAGATTGACGACCGTCCTTGCCGCCTGGTCCCGAATCGATCCAATACCTGCCGCCCTAACCTAATATAACAGGCGGCCATGCAACCGGGAAATATAAGCAATCGCACTTGGGCAGGTTCCTAATCCTGTCCCGGCCAAAGGAACAATCACCCATAGGGGTTGCCGGGACAGGATTTTTTAAAACAAATTTTAGAAAACATAATGTACCAACAAACAAAATTAAAAGGAGAATTTGAAAATGCTGAAAAAAGACGTAACCAAGAAAATGCTGGTAGAAATTGCCGCCGTACTGAACAAGGTGATGGCTTACGAAAAACCCATCGAAGTCGGTCGAAAAGTCCTCCGAAAAGATCTGTATGATGAAGTAGCCGATTCGGCCCAGGATATTGAACCCGCCGATCTTGAAAACGAAGCATTTACCCCTGACATCGTGACCTGGCTGAAAGTGATAGGCTGGGAAGCACCTGTTGCAACATCTGATGAGGAAACCGAGCCCGATCCCACAGAGATTGAAACTGAACCAGAAGAAACCGAGCCTGAAGATGCCCCGGAGCCCAAAAAGGAACCGGCAAAAGAAAAAAAGACTCCTGCCAAAAAGACTCCTGCCAAAAAGACTCCTGCCAAAGCAGACCCCGACACCAAAAAAGATGAATTCGGATTTGGTATCGGCACCAAAAGAAATCTCTTTGTAGAATCTATCCGGGAAAACCCCATGACAATGACTGAAATCAAAAAAGAAGATTGGAATGATTCTGGCCAGTCATTTTATCAGGCATGGGGCGTTATTAAGACATCCGGCAAGGGTAAAACTGACGGCAAAAAAATGTCAATTTAAGATTAAATCCCACCCGATTAAACCATCTACTATTCAAATAATTAATTTAAAAAGGAAATTCAATGACAGAAATAAATCTATACGGGGATGGTTTAATCGGGCCAATCAAGCCCACGTCAAAAAGTGTTGTAGCTGATAAATTTATTATACCCCCTTTTTCAATATTAAATACGAGATCAGGATTTTGGCAAAAAAGAAAAAGAAGATGGATTGGTTTAGGTATTAAAAGTGAATTAGGAAGAGATGGAAAAATAAAAAGTAAAAATAGTTTAGCAGAAAGAATGGACAGAATAACTGATTATGATTTGCCTCTTAATATTAATCGTCATGGGACAAAAACAGGCACTTCTATTTTTGACCCCGTTTTAACTGAATTAATGTATAAGTGGTTTTGCCCTGTTAATGGGCAAATAATAGATCCTTTTGCGGGGGGCTCAGTTAGGGGTATTATCGCCTCTTTATTAGGTTATGATTATTGGGGTTGTGATTTAAGCCAATTCCAAATTGATGCAAATATTAAACAAGGGAAAGACATTTGTGAAAATCAACCTGAATGGGTTTGTGGGGATTCATTATTAGAAATAAAAAAGGCCCCTAAAGCAGATTTCATATTCTCTTGCCCACCGTATGGAAGTCTTGAAAAATACTCCGATGATCCAAGGGATATCTCAAATATGAGTTATGAGGATTTTATCACAACATATGAAAAAATCATTTCGGAATCCTGCAAAAGATTAAAAAATAATAGGTTTGCTTGTTTTGTTGTTGGGGATTTCAGGGACAAAAAAGGGTTCTATAATAATTTTGTTTCGGAAACCATATCCTGTTTTATCAATAGCGGGCTCAAATTATATAACGAAATAATCCTGATAACGGCCATTGGATCATTGCCAATTAGGATTACAAAACAATTCGAAGCGGCAAGAAAAATAGGTAAAACCCATCAAAATGTATTGATTTTTGTCAAAGGTGATCCCAAAAAAGCTACAAAGGAAATAACCAAATAAGGAGAAAATAAACAATGGCAAGGCAAAGAAAAAGAGCAGTAAAAGAAGAAACAAAAACACAGGAAGAAATCGTCATATTGAAAAAAGATATCGTGAAAGCCCTGGAATCAATCAAGCCGGGAATTGCCGGGTGTAACGACCTTTCCGATCAATCAGAATTGGTGATATTTGCCGATGATAAATTGATATCTTTCAATGATCAATTGTCAATATCATACCCAATTCAAACAAGATTAACAGGGAGTATTTACGCAAATGAAATTCTTCAATTTGTAAAAAAAGCCCCGGAAAATGAAATCAAGATTGAGCTGGATGAATCCAATGAAAAAGGAAACCAATTCATTTTCCAATCAGGCAAGGTCAAGGCCGGATTTTATATTTCAATTGTCGATCCTCCCAAATTAGACATTGGGAAAAAATGGGAAGAACTACCTCCGAATTTTTCAGACGCCATTTCTCTTTGCTACCCAACAGCGGCAACCAAATCAGATAGAGGAGTTTTAACCTGCCTCCAAATAACCGACAATCTGGTTATAAGCTGTAATAATTATCAGGCATCCAAATACCAGTTAGCTGATTGCCCCGTGTCCGGATTAATACAAGCTGAATCAGCAAAGATCCTGGCGGCCTTTAAACCTGTTGATTATCAAAAAGGGACCGGCTCCTGGAACCATTACCGGTCAAGCGACAATGCAATAATTTCAATTCTGTCTATTGAAGAAGAATACCCGACAGACAAAGTTATGTCGTTATTCGCAATAGACGGGGAGTCAATTGAATTGCCGGATAATCTGAAAGAAGTTATTGAGCGCCAGGAAATCATGGCAACCGATTCGGATTCATCCCCGTTAATAGAAATTAAGATCAACAAAAACACCATGGAATTCAATGCTGCTAATATTAAAGGGTGGATTTCCGAGACTGTTGAAACGACTAAAAACAAAAAGGAATTGAGTTTTCATGTGAACCCAATAACCTTGAAAAGTGTGTTGGCTGATATCCAGGACGTTACGGTGAATGAATCCATCCTGAAAATTGATTCTGATATTTTTTCTTATGCCATAGCCCTGAAGGTGTAAATAATGAATTTTTGTCATTTACATTTACACACGGAATATTGTCTTGCCGGGGATACAATAATTTATAATTGCATCCAAAATGGCAAAAAGAATAGAAAAGATTATACTCTGCCTCATAATTGCAAAACAATAAAATATTTATATGAGGCAGAGTATTCAAAAGAAAGAGGAAGAACAGCAAAAAAATATCCAATAAAAGTCTGGAATGGATCTAAATTTGTAAGATCAAAAATAAAAAAAATCTCCAGATCATGCCCAAAACAGCTATATGAAATTTTAACAGAAAATGGAAAAAAAATAAGAACATCTAAAAATCATAAATTTCTTAGCGCAATGGGTTGGAGAAGATTGTCTGAATTAGAAGTTGGTGATTTATTAGCGTGCAACGGACAAAAAAAATATGAAGACAAAGAATGGTTGCTTAAAAAATATATTGAAGAAAATTTAAACCAACAACAAATAGCAGATATTTATAATGTCAGTAGAGACGTTATAAAGAAATTTCTAAAAAAATATAACATCCATAAAACAAAAAATGAATGGATGAAAGGCCATTTTGTTTCAGATCAATGTCGGGGAAAAATAAGCAAAATAAAATTAGAAATAAGAAAAAATTTAATTAATGAAATTCCATCTTCATTAAGCACAAGCAGAAGTCGGGTTAATCGTAGATGGTATTTAGAAAAAAAGAAATGCAATAGATGTGAATCAAAGAAGAATCTGCTTATTCACCATAAAGACCGAGACCCCATTAATAATAAAATTGAAAATTTAGAAGTCTTATGCAAATCATGCCATGAATTTGAACACGCCAGATGTCCACTCACCATAAGATACGAAAAAATTATTTCGATAAAAAAGGATAAAATAGAAGAAACATACGACATAGAAGTATTCCATCAATCGCATAATTTTATTGCCAATGGCTTTGTGGTTCACAACTCACAATTGGATGGGGTCGGTTCCCCAAAACAGTATGCCAAACGAGCCAAAGAAATGGGCTTTGAATATCTGGCTATGACTGATCATGGAAATTGCGATGGAGCTATCCAATTCCAGAAGGCTTGTAAGGCAGAAGGCATCAAATCCGTAATCGGTTGTGAAATGTATATTGTGCCTTATATGGACGCGAAACACAAGGGCGAAAAGCGAGGGCATATAACGGTATTAGTCAAGGACTTATCGGGCTGGGAAACTCTTCTAAGGCTGCTTACCAAGGCAAATTTAGAAGGGTTCTACCACAAACCCAGGATAGATTATGAATCCATGCTCAATGTTGATTTATCCGGCCTGATTATTATGACCGCCTGTGCGGGATCATTTTTACATTTAGATGGATCGATTGATTTTTTATGTGATCTTATCCAAAATAAAGTTGAATGTTATTACGAAATAATGCCTCATAATATTCCTGCCCAAGAAAAAATACATAAAATTATTGAACAAGTTTATGACGAAATAGATTTACCATTCGCCGCAACCAATGACACCCACTATATTAATCGGGGTGATTGGCAAGCCCAGGAAGTATTATTGGCTATTCAATCCAAGGCAAAATGGAAGGATGAAAACAGGTTTAAATTTGGATTCAAGGGTTTGCATCTACGATCTGAAAAAGAGATGGTCCGGGCATTTCAAAAACAAGGTTATTGGTCAAATAAAATTATAAAAGAAGCAATGGACAATACGATTAAAATTGCTGAAAAATGCTGTGATTTTGTTATCCCAAAACAAGATATATCTTTGCCAGAGCCTCCAGGAACGAAACATCGAAACAAAGATCATATTACGGCCTCCGCCAATGATGATCAAGAATTATCTTATCTTATTTACAGTAGCAATAAAGAACCCTTATTGGAGAATAAAATTTATTCAGATAGGCTTGATTACGAATTTGATATTATTTCCCAAAAGGGATTTTCAAGATATTTTCTCATTGTTGTTGATCTCCTTAATTGGTGTGATAAAAATGATATCATGTTTGGCCCCGGCAGGGGTTGTTTTACTCCGGATTCAAAAATAATTTGTTCATCTCATAATAAAATAGAATATAAAAATATATCAAGTATCGAAACTGGAGATAATGTTATTTGTCATGATGGAACAACAAATAAAGTCATTGATAAATTACAATATGATATTGAAGAAGAAATTATTGAAATAGAAACGATAGACGGTAGAATTATTGAATGCACATTAGACCATAAAATAATGACAGATAAAGGATGGATTGAAGCGCAATATTTGAACCCGACTTATCAAATATTAGATTGGAGAAAAAACAATGGATGAAATTTGGAAGGATGTCAATTTTATCGACAACAAAGGAGATATAATTAATTTTTCGGGATTGTACCAAATTTCAAATATGGGAAGAATTAAAAGTCTTTCTCGCGATATAAAAGCAAGCGAATCTGGAACCTTGAGAAAAACCGAAGAAAAAATTATACGAGGATCGTCTTCTGGTTTAAATAATTATATTGACGTTAATTTATGGTGGAACAATATTTCTTACACAATCCAAAAAAGCAGGTTAGTAGCTTATATGTTTTTAACCAATCCGGATAATAAGCCATGTGTAGAACATCTAAATACAATAAGGACAGACGATAGAGTTGAAAATTTAAGATGGTGTACATATTTAGAAAATAACAATAACCCAATAACCAAACAAAAACAGCGTGTATCAAATAGAATTGCAAATACCCCCAAGAAAAGGAAAAAGATTTCCAAAACATTAAAAAAATATTTTCTAAAAAACAAAAACCCATGGGCAACAGAAATAATAAATACAAAAACAAATGAGAAATTTGACTCTATAAAAAAGGCGGCTAACAGTATAAATAAAGACAGCGAATGGCTTGCAAGAAAATTAAGAGGTCGTTGTAAAAACAATACTGATTTTCAATATGTTAAAAAATACGCACAAATAAAATCGGTTAAAAGAAAAAAATATAAAGGGTTGGTATATGATTTAACAGTCAAAAACAAACACAGCTATAATATTGAAGGATTAGCTGTTCATAATTCAGTCGGTGGAAGTCTTATCGCATATTTATTAGGATTTACAGAAACAGATCCAATCAAATATGGATTATATTTTTCCAGGTTTATTTCAGAGGAACGCAACGATCTCCCGGATATTGACATCGATTTTGAGGATCGGAAAAGACATCTGGTAATTGAATATCTTGAAAAGACTTATGGCAAATATAACACTGCTGGAATATCCACTTTCCTGAGAATGAAAGATCGGGCTATAATCCACGATGTTGGCAAGGTGTTTGATGTGCCATACAAAACAGTAAATGAATTCGCCCAAAGTATTGTTCCTTACCGGGACGATATGAATACCCTTGAAAAGGTTTTGGAACTGGATGAAGGGCAGGAATTCAAAAAGCAATATCCAGAAGTGGTCCGCAATGCACTAAAATTAAAAGGAACCATAAAATCAAGTGGTCAACATGCTGCTGCTGTTGTCATATCTAAAGAAGACCTCCGGAAAACTAATCGCTGTAATTTGGCTGTCAGATCCAAGCGAATTATGGTTAATTTTGATATGGAAGATAGTGAGTATTGCGGCTTGATGAAACTCGATATATTGGGCTTGAATACATTATCTGTGCTTGCTCAGACTAAAAAATTGATCAACAAAAAAGATTTCGAATTCAGAAATATTCCACTTGACGATCAAAATATTTTTACAATGCTTTCCAGGGGCGAGACAGCGGGCGTATTCCAGTTGTCTGCCGTCCCATCTACAAAGTTATGTAAGGATATGGGGGTCAAGGAGTTCGTTGATATACCGGCCATTCTGGCCCTTGTACGGCCTGGTCCGTTCTACTCCGGTATGACCGAAATGTATATTGAAAGATATCACGGGAAGAAGTATCAGAAAACCCATCCTATTTACGATTCCATTACAAAAGAAACATATGGACTTCTTGTCTATCAAGAACAAGTAATGGCTGTCATTTCTAAGATGGCCGGATTGCCGGAATCAACAGCGGATAAAATCAGAAAAATAATTGGCAAGAAAAGGGATTCGTCGGCATTTGAAGAATATAAAAAAATATTTATTAGAGGATGTTTGAAACAGAAAACTTTTTCCCGTAAACAAGCCCTCCAATTTTGGGCAGGACTTTTGGAATGGGCAAGCTACGGATTCTCGAAAAGTCACGCAACAGAATACGGGTTAATCTCATACTGGACAGCATGGTTAAAATATCATTATCCATCTGAATTTATGGCTGCTGAATTAACATATGGGACAGGTAAAGAAGATATTGCAAACGAAGCCAGGAAACGGGGTATCAAAATCATTACACCCAAAATAGGTTTTTCCGATGCTATTGAATGGAGGGTTGCTGATAAAATATTGTACGCTCCATTTATCGAAATAAAAGGTGTTGGTGAAAAGGAAGCCCATAAAATATTAAATCCAATATCCCAAAACTTAGGCGGTTTTTTTAATTTAAAAGATGTTGTGACTGTTTCAAAATCTTCTTTTTCGGGGACAACAGCAGCAACATTGAGCAAAATAAAAGCCCATGATCAACACGAAATCCCGGAAGAAAATATTTTAAAAGAATATTTTTCAGAGGGATTATTTATTGCTCAAAAAGAATCTCCTATAAGTCGAAGGCCAAGAAGAAAAAACAGAGATGAGATCCCTTTCTAAGTTTTTTTAAAAATCACTTTATAATAAGGATACCATGATAAAAAAATACGAAGAATATCTTA